ATGGCAATCTTCTGGCCTTCGCTTGCCAGCGTGTTACTCTCAAAAGCATCAAACATAGCCTTCTTATTATAACCTAGACCTTTAAGCAAACTAAGCATACCTGAGACAGGACTTGAAGTAATCGTCTTCATTAAATCCTTTGGACGGTCAAAGTTCATCAACACTTTTGGTCCAAGAGTCTCAGTTGGGTCCAAAATTGTACCCGTTCGTATACCCATCTTGGGCCACGCTTTCTTCGCAGCATTAACACCTGCGCGAATAAGATATGGCGCGCTACCAGCAGCAACATACGCACCACCCATGATAGCAGAGAAATCACCAAAGCCAGAGCCAAGCACATTTGGGTCGAATAGATTTCCTCTATTCCTAGGAAACTCAACCGTAGCCACGCCTGTATCTGTTGGCAGGGTGACAACTTGGCCGTCGTACTTTCTGGCTAGTGAGTGAGCAAAAGCTTCGTATGTAGGAATTAGTCTATCGTCTGCCGCAAGGAACGCTACACTCTCAGGCTTGGTTTTCTCGATGAACTTTTCCACACTACTAGCCACAGTGAATAAAGTATCTCTCCCCTGCTTCACTGTTGGTGCTGGTGCACCAGATTCACGTCTCCTAGATAGTAAACTTTCACCTTCTTTAGGTGGTGTATAAACTGTGAAGTCAATCTCTGCTCGATCACCACCCGATCTAGCCTTAGAGACACTATATTGCACTAGCAGTTCTTCGTCGCCTACTTTGAATGTCTCGTTGACCTTAGTATGAACGGTGCCTTGACGGTTGATGACCTTTCTTCTCTCTAGCGTACCAATAGAATTAAGCTGAGCTTCTGGGATTAACTTAATCGGAGGTTCTTCTACAAATTCTGCTCTAGGATTCTCTTCAACCCACTTAGTTATCTCAGGCTTTCTAACGACTGGCTCTATCTCTTTAGTAAAGATATGCTTCGCTGCTTCAATAGGCTTGGCTCTTGGTGCGCCATGCGTAATACCTCCTTGACGACGCAATACCTCTAAGTTCAGGTCCCTTGTCAGTTGCCCTGCCGTTGTGGGACTAGTTCCAGCTTCAATTAAACCTTGCTCGAACCCACCAGAAGCGCCAGCTATACCACCCATTAGAGAGCGCGTAGCAAAGTCAGCAGCGCGACCGAAGCCACGAGCCACATCTTGGACGCTAGGAGTCAATGGCCCAAGCCCCTGTATTCTCTGCACTTCTTCTTCTGGTGGACCTAGAGGCTCGTCTGGACGAAATTCCTCCGCAGCGCGCTTCTTCATCTCGCCAAGCACGCGAGTAACAGGATCGAGGATACTTTCATCCTCTTTCTCTGGCACCTTAAATGCGCGGCCAGAAGTTATCTCTTCCTGACTTAACGGTGGCAGTGCAGGTTCAACAGGAGGCGGAGGAACCGTGGGAGTTATTCTCGGTTCCGCAAACATATCCTCTACAGGCTTAGGCTGCGCTTGTCGCCTTACCCAAGCCTGGAAAGCCTCCCAATCTTCTATAGGTGGTGGGTCTTCCGGTAAGATTACAAACATGATTAAGTTAATCTTTCATGCTGCTGGCAAATCTCTCTTCGTATGACGAGCGACCTTTAGGAGGCTTGTTCTTGCTATTACCTCTTTGAGTCTTAATGCCCATCTTGCCAGCTCGAGATTCATCCTCGCGTTCACTTCTCACCTTCTTTGGCCGTGTTCTCGGTTGTGGTTTAGGCGGTGCGGGCCTTGCAGGAGTAGGAGCTTCGGTAAGCGCGTTAGCTATGGGAGGCGCACCGGCCCCACCAAGTCCTGCTATCATAGCACCTTGGTCAAGCGGAGGAAGAGGAACGCCGCCCCCTGCTCCACCTTGTGTGAGCATCCTAATTAAGCTCATAATGTCGGGGCCTACAGGACGAGCTAGCGCACTCGTAATAGGACTTTCACTCATAGGAGGGGGAGTAAATGCGCCGCCTCCGCTCATACTTGGGTCCATCCCGCCTTGTGGAGGCATACTCATACCTGTTCCCTGCGGCCTCTGTGGCATACCGCCTTGTGTAAGCATCTGAATCAACGACTGAATGTCCATAGTTATTCATCCTTCCTTATTTGTAGATATCCCAAGGCCCCATGCCCTGTGTTGACTCACCCCACCAACCCTTTTCTGGCGTTACTGTAGTTTGCCAAGGGTCCGTAATTCCTTCAGTGCCTGGGTTCTGGTTCTTCATTATAGCAAGACTGAGTGCTGAGAGGCTAGGACCAATAGCGCCAAGATCAAATCCCGGTGAGCCACTAGAAGTGGCTAAACTTGTCGCGGCACTTCTATTTCCACTAGATGCGTTCTGTAACGCCTGTATAAGACTTGACATATCTGGTGCGCTCAAGTCGCCACCAGCACTACCCGGTTGCGCTATCGTTGCCTGCGGTGCACCACCAGCAATGCCACTATAAGTCCTTAGCCAGTTGGTTAAGTCAGTCGTGTTAGAAGCGCGCTCTTTCTGATAAGCCTCTGTGCCTTGTAGCTTACCCTTAAGCATTGCCTCTTCTAGTCTTCCACCAAGTTGTTCGTTGGTAAGACGAGAGATTTTAGGCAAAAGGCTAGAATTATTCATCCTTAGAGCTTGTTTGGCGAGCAAATTGCTGCCTTCTCTGGCGCCACGCTCATAGCCAAGAAGCCCAAGTCGTGTATAATCGGCAATACTCGACTCTTTGCTCGGTTGCTCACCGTATCTGGCCTCTGCGAGCTTCCTATACCAGTCTGTTTCGCCAGCTCTAGCTCTCTCATCGGCGCGCTCTCTCGCTTGCCTATTCATAGTGGTGTCTTGCGTGAGAGACTTTAACTGTTCACCACGACTAGCTGCGTTTAGTGCTTGTTGCTGAGGCGTTAAGTCATAATGCCAGCCAATGCCAGGAGTGTAGATTAACTTATTCCCATATGGGTCCGTTTTTGTGCTAGTTGCCAGCTTCATTTGCGCTTGAGCATCGCGAGCTTGCTGATTCATAGAGCCAGAGAGTATTCCCTGCTCTTTCTTCTTCGCACTCGCGTTCATAGCCTGTCCACCGATGGCGGCAGCGGCAGAAATCAAGGCAGCTATAATTAGAGGGGCCATGAGGATATACCTGTGATTAAGTTAATCCTAGAAGATGCTCAACGGTGCAGCTTTACGGTTCTCTTCCTCTGGCTCGTAGACTCCAGCTAGAGCATTAGGTGAGAACACGGTGTTTTGCGCTCCCTGTCCAGCACCAGCGCGAGCAGCAAGGCCACTCGTCTGGAACAAGCCCTTTTCTGGTATCAGAGCCTTCAAGGCATCAGGCAAACCTGCCGTAATCTCATTAAACGCCTGATCTATCCGAGTCTTGTACGTGTTTGGATCGAACGCTTGACCGAGATTAAGGTTACTTGCTGCCATCCTGCCTTCATTAGCTATCCCACCTAGTCGCGCTTGACCCTCTCCTAGCACTTGACCACCTAACTGATTTAGCAACGCCCTAACTTTCGCTTCCTGTGCGGTTACGTCGCCTTGTGCAGCTTGGAACCCTGCGTTAGTCACAACGCCGCGGTCAAATAGATTCTGCACATACTTGTCAGCTTCACCGCGACTCGTGCCTAGAATCTCCTGAATGATCGCGTCATCTGCCGTGCTAGGAATTAGGTTCTGCTCAAACCCTTGTGGGAGCAGACTGTCTAAGCCGCTAAGTGCGCGTGTCCGGGCGCCACTCTCCAACTCACTATACAAGTTATCCGCGATACCTGAGAAATACCCAGGTATATTCTCAGCCAAATCTGGAACCCCAAGCGTTGCTTGTTGGATAGCGCGGTCAATATCGCTTTGGTACGCACCTGGGTCAAGACCACGATTGGTGAAATACTGATTTATGTCTTCACCAGCGTACCCTTGAGCCTCACCAAGGTTCTCTTGGAAGCGCGATTCATCCTGCTTTGATTGCTGCTCTATATCTTGTTTTTCTTTCTCCGCAGCCTTCTTTTCTTTCTTCTTTACTTTCGCAGCCTTGCGCCGTCTTGCCGCAGCAGCTTCGCTACTACCACTGAAGATGCTCATTAGATTGCCTCCTTCCAAACCTTAAACTGAGTACGCGGTGATGAAATAGCGCCAGGCATAAAGTGGTCAGATTCTCTAACCTCTCTACACCCTCTCTGCTTTGCCCAATCTACATATTCTCCGTACATAAGATTAACATAATCTTGGTAGTCCCGAGAGAGATAGAAAAAACTATCCTCAGCTATCGTGTCGTCATTGAGAATGTTCTTATTCATTTGTGCAATTATCACACCCACAACCTCAGTCAGATCAATTAGCACGTTCACGCAGAGAAGCAGATTTCTCAAGTTGTTGTCGAGAACGAACTTTAGACGCGCCATACTAAATGGCACGCCTTCGCGCTCACACGCTTCGTGCGCCAAGGATAAAATCTTACCTATGTCGGATTGGACATAGCGGCGCACCTTCAAATTGCTCGCCGCTATTGCGGGTGATACTTCTGACATTATAGCTCTCTATCCTCTCTTTGTCAAGATTAAGTTAATCAGGGGGCCAGCGAAAAGTTACGGCTTTACGCTTATCATATTTCTGCCTTGTCACAGCATCGCCTTGGTTGCCACCGATACAAATTACATAGTTTCCAGACACACTCTCCACAAAGTTAACATGACCAAAGACAGGACTTCTGCCTCTTGGCCATACAGCTATAGCCCCTGATTGTGGAGCACATTTACTTCCATACTTGCTATAGCTCCGTGCCATAAGACTACCAGAGCTTCTCACTCCTGCTCTTACAAGCATTGCCCCTACGAAGGCGGCGCACCAAGGCACAGCATCACCAAACTTCTTTCCTGTTACGTCTAAATAGTATTGCACTACTTTTGGATTGCTTCTTGGCCCAGGAATCTCTATTGTCCCTAGTTCTTTCCTTGCGAGTGTCAGCCACTTTGGTTCTGTCATGTCTTTATCACCATGTTCTTTATCACTGTACCTGGACTTAGGGTCGTCAGTGGTATATCTCCACCACCAGACTCAACATCACCACTAATAGTAACCGAAGTATCATTGACGGTTAAGGTGACTGTGGAAACAGCGTTGACGATATTCGAGCCACCACCAGATTGTGCATTGTTATTCGTACTTGGATTTCTCGCAACTTGAGTACCGTTGTTAATTGCAGCACTATCCAGCTCACCACTCAGATCGTTAGGGAAGGTTATGTCCGGTAAGTTCTCTTGCTCAATGAGTACCGACTCAGCACCAAGTTGATCAAAGTTAGTTGAGTGCCCCGTAGCTGTAATTCTGCCCGCGCCATTATCACCAAAGTAAATCGTGCCCCCTCTACAGTCTGGTATGGGCATACGTTTGTTTGCGCCGAAGTCAGCGGCGGCACTAGCTCCCCTGGTCGTAGGAGCGCCAGCAGAAGTTTGAATGTGTAATTCTGCGTTCGCTGAGTTAGTCCACAGGAAGGAGAACAAGGCTTGCATATCTGCGTTGGCGCGTTCGGTGGCGCCCGAACTCACATCTCCAATCGTCCCACCGTCACAGACTAACCAAGAAGGTGTTGTTCCGTTTCCGTTCACTTGTGTTGGATCGGTGCTGGAGGGCCACGGCATCATCATGCCCGTGGGAGGAAGCATTGAGTCAATGCTCCTAGTGACGATAGTTGTGTAACCTGCTATCGCGGCCATGACGGCATCTAGGTCCGCTGCGTCAGTAGCGCCAGCCCATTTGCGTGTTGCCGTCTCTGCTATATCGTCCGCGTCCAGTACCACAGTGCCAGTCTGAGCGTTGACCGAGTTGACCAGTACGGCAGCGAGAGACAAGTCAGCAATGAAGGTCCAGTTCGCCGCGTCATCCCGCATTGTGTTCGGACTACTCGAACTTGTGTGAGTCGTGTCGGCAATACCAACCAAGCTCTCACCGGCATCGTAACTTATATCTCCTGCGCCATATAGCGTGTCGTTTTGCCAAGCACCACGCGCAATCGGAACACTACTAACCGAGTTCCAGAAGGTTGGATTGTCCGCACGGTCGTCTGAGAAAGAGTCTGTAGCGGCGCTAGTATGATCGACTAAGCAGTTCCAGATCGTTCCGTCGTCAGGATCAAAAACACGTTGCTGTTCTGTGTAGTTAGTTGAGTTAGTCCATTCACCCACGAAGTTGCCCAAGCCAAGCACAGCAAACAGCAAGGAGTCAATGGAGTCGAAGTTTCCATTAACCTGCTGATGCCAACCAGACACGTTGAAGTCTGGTTTGTATAATCCATATTTGGCGGTGAACTCGACCATGATTAACTTAATCCTAACCTATCTCTACGTCCCCAGGAGGTATCTCAACAGGAGGATTGAGCTTGAGAGTTACTCCAAGGCTTCCTAAGCTCGTGTCAAGCTCCGCTTTGCGCCTTGCGGCCACGGACTTGATAGCCGTGACAATATCCACCCATTCTGGATCAGCAGGTGTGATTGGGATTCTCCCTTCACGCACCTGTACGATTAAATTATCTGTCCCGTCGATAAGGGCAAGAGCATTATCGGCTTCTTTAGCTGAACGACTGAGACGCGCTGCCTGTAGCAACTCGTCCTCGTTCCAATCTTGTTTAGTGCGATCTACCATCTTTTTCTCCCTTAGTCCTGCCACCAGTTTGGATTGAGTGCTATTGCTGATCCAGCGGCATCTTGAGTCCCGGTCCAGTCACAAGTAATATTCGCTGGACTTGTCGTCATGGCTGCATCAGCACTAGAGTAATCAAATTCTGCGTTTTGTGTATCTTCCCGCTCAGTAGCAACTGCCCAAGTCGTTGAGTCAACAATACCAGTGGTAGCACAAGCAGCTACCATGTACGCACCAGGTGTTACGGAGTTTACATTGGGACTTAAGGTCAAAGTTAAAGCAGCAGATGCGGTATCATTGTCCGATATTGAAGCGGCCCACGTCTCCCCTCCGTGATCGGTTTGCATTGGGTAGTAAGCCCATGCACAAGCCACGGCTCCTGTGATTGGTTCTGACCAAGTTGCGGTAATATCAAAAGTTGCCATACCGCTCCGGGGTGATGCATTTAAGAAATACACAGAGGAACTAACAAGCATACCTGAGCCATTCTCATCGGCTGCCTCAAGAGCAGCGACCCCATCAATGGTGGCAGAGTTGACACCAAAATCGGTTGCGGAATCTTCACCAAGAAAAACGACTGCAACCAAAACCTCTTGGTCATCTGACAAGCCAGTGGGCGAGACGCTAAAGGTGTAGGTAGTTAGATTGCTAATGTCAGAAGCACATGTAGCGCGCCATATCACAGTTTGGCCACGTGCCGTGTTCCATCCAGCTGACATTCCACCAAGATACCCAGCCAAGCACGATGAGATGCTTAAGGTTAGGGAGAAGAAGATAGCTAGGATTAACTTAATCATCAGTGCTACCACTGTCGGTAAAGTAAAGTTGCACATTTATCAAATCCGCCGTGCCGTTGAAGTTGTCACCAGCAGCATCAGCGTCTCTCGTGACACGACATACTAACGCATCGCCCTCAGTCCATGTACCAGCGGGTGTGATGCCAGTGATTTCTCCACTTGATAGGAAGTCGCCAGCAGCAGTTTGTGTGTCAGTGACAGTATCAGGAGAAGGAAAGGCGTTGCCGTTCATTGAGTCATCATTGCTGAACGCCACACATGCCATAGTCCAGATCACATTATCGGTCGCATCTGTACCTGTGGTGCTTGTCCAGTCAACACGGGCAGCAAGATCAACACTTTCATCAGTGCCCTTTGGCGGAACGATCGTCCAATACATCGAGTTATCAGTGCCAGCAGAGAACTGACATTGCCTTGTGATAATGTCATTCGAGCCACTATCAACATTACCTACTGGCGTGCAACCAGTAGGCGTTGCCGTGCCACTCGATATACCAGAAGCCGCAAGTAGTGAGACGGTTTGCCGTCCAGCGTGTTTTATCCTCTTGCCTTCAATGGTGAGTTCTCCCGCCCCGGCATCAGTAAGAGAAGTTGCCGTACTATTGTCAAACTCAATAGTACCAGTGGACCCGAGGGCGATATTGCCATCTCCAGGAGAGGTGAGTTCTCCAATGGCAATACCACCACCATTAAACACCCTAAACCTTGATGGCTTAGAGTTAAAAGCAATGTCGAAGGCGTTCGTGTTGTCGTCATTTCCATTGTATAGGAAGCAAAGATTGTTCCAGTTCCCCGATGCACTATTACGTCCAAGGATGTTACAAATGCGGTTACTCGCCGTTAGGTTAGGAGCAAGCATCGTAATAGATTCAGCAAAAGCCTCGTCATTTGTGTTGATGGTGGTTATTAGCTTGTTCGTCCCCGTTACCTGAACAACCCCCGCACCTTTCGGGGTTATGTCAATGTCAATGTCGGTATCGCTACCTGTCGCGAGGAAGCCAAGGTCAACGCCGGTTGCAGAGTTCTGAATGGTGAAATAATTAACCGCACTCGCTGCGCTTGTGAACAGCAACAGCGACGGATTGCCGGCCTCGGCCGATTTGATTCCAGTGGCGTCATCAAAGAGCAAATTAAACCCATCGGCGTCAATGTTGCTCGTCCAAGGCGTTTGTGAGCCAGCGCCTCCACCGTCTGTACCATCGCCAACACAACTATCAGGGATAGGATTAGAGTCGTTCTCTAACGTACAAGTAACATCAGAAGTGATGCTCGCAGGAGCGAGGAACGCGATGAAATTCGATCCTGTCCCTGGATCTTCGAGTAACTTAATCGAACCTCCAGCGTTAGCCGCATCAGCTTGGCGGAAGCTCACAACTGCCTCAATTAACAACGTGCCTGAGCCAAACGTCAACACTGGATCAACAGCGCCAGCGTCAAACGTGGCAGTGGTGAAAGTGCCCGAGCCAAACGTCTGAGTGTTCTGTTCTGTTAGATCAAGTGTAGGAGTGTATGTGCAAGAAGCCGTGCTACAAGTTCCGTCTATGCCGGTTCCGTCAGCAACCTGCACAACATCGACCGTGGATGCTAGTTGTACCGCACTACCTTCAACGCTTATTGCTCCTGCGCCTGTTCTAGCAATGGTCGTGTCCGTAGCTGCGCCTAACTCAATCGTGCCTGTGGTAAATGCGGCGCTCGTACCGAGACTAAACGTAGCACTATTGCTCACAGTTGTGGAGTTAGATGCGAAGGTAAACGTGGGATCAGTTGCACCGGCATCAAAGATAAGTGTGGTAAACGCTCCTGCACCGAACGTGGCAGTGCTTATCTCAGTCAAATCTAGTGTTGGAGTGTATGTCGCACCTTCTGCGTTAGCCGTACCGTCAATACCTGTACCATCAGCCACTTGCGCCACATAAACGCCCGAGGTCATGGTAGTTAGTGTGATTAAGTCAGTCAGCGTACTCGCACCTGTACCACCATCAGCCACAGCAACGTCAGTACCGCCAGCGCGATAGATGGCATTTCCTTCAATGTTCAAATTACCTGCGGATGGCGAGGTTAGTGTAGTATCCGTGCCACTTGCACCAAAGAATTCAATGCTGAATCCCGAAGCTGCACCCGAGATTGAACCAGTGGTATCGGCTATGACAAGCACGCTATTCTGCAACAGCGTTCCACCTGTACCATCAGCACGCAGGATTGAGTTGTCGGTGCCACCAGTCGCGCCACGTACAATACCCACACTCTCTACGGTAAGAGTGCCAGCACCAGAGCGCGCAATGGTTGTATCTGTCGCCGCGCCTAGTTCAATCGTTCCGGCAGTGAAGACGCCACTTGTCCCAATACTTAGCGCATCTGTAGTTGTGTCGAACGTGAAAGCAGTGTCACCCTCGATTGCAGTTGTGCTTGTCCATACAGCAACCTGATTATCAGCCGGAGTGCCTGATATAGAAACGGAGCCAGCGCCACCATCATCTACACCATTTCCAACGCACGAGTCAGGTATTGGATTTGAGTCGTTTTCAAACGTACAAGTGACGTTAGCTGTGACAGCAGCAGGAGCTTTGAATCCAATATAATTGGCGCCTCCAGCATCTTCCTCAAAGAAGCGAAGCTCCATCTCGTCGTCTAAGTTAAACGTCGCTGCCGTTACTGCCCAAGTGATCGAGCTAGAAGCGACCGTAAGCACAGTATCGTTAGTGCCAGCGTCGAATGTCCAAGTAAGTGTCGCGCCAGCGCCCCATGTAACTGTGGCTAGTTCCGTCCCATCAACAGAGAGAGTACCAGCGGTGTTAGTGATACCAGTACCGCCAGTAAGATTAGTATAATCACCCGAATCAGGCACGTCGTCGTCCGTGCCAGCCGAGAACGTGTTTGTTGCTTGGTCGTATTGGAGTTTTTGTGTGGCGGCATCGGAGTCAGGGATGGTCCTCCATGTTACAGCAGAAGCACTATCGCCAACAGACACTTGGTCATCGGCAGGTGTACCGAGAAACACAAGCACGCCTGTTCCTATTTCGTCCGTGAGTAAACTTCTCAGGTTTGCACTTGTAGGGGTCGTTCCAAACGTGATCCAGCCAGAGGCATCGTCCGTGAGTAACGTGCCGAGGTTCGCCATGCTTGGCGTAGTGCCGAATGTTATCCAACCAGCGGCTTCATCACTAAGCAACGTGCCAAGATTAGCCATCGACGCCAAGGCGGAACCACCTGTGCGCCAGATAGCATTACCTTCAATGTTTAAGTTCCCGGCTGATGGAGAAGTAAGGGTCGTGTCGGTTCCCGTCGCCCCGAAGAACTCAATCGAGAAACCTGAGGTAGCACCAGAGATTGAGCCAGTAGTGTCGGCAATGACGAGCGCGGAGCCTTGCTGATTTCCAGCCGTGCTGTCATAGCGCACAATCTGGTTGTCAGTAGTGGAAGTTTGTAGGCCCAGGATCGTTTGGGCTTCAGCCTTGGTCAGGTTTTCATAGGCGCTCGCACCATCGTCCCAACCGAAGATGGCATTTGCGCCCGCATCTGCGAGCGTGACGGTGCGAGCTTGTATGCTCGTCAAATTGGCGAGCGTATCAATCGCAGCTTCTACAGTAGTCTCAGTCGTGGCGCCAAGAGTGTCGATGTTATCGAGCGTCATAGTGCCAGCATTATCGTCTAATATCGTCACCGCTCCGAAGAGCAAGTTGCCAGAAGCTGCGATAATCAAGTCATCGTTAGTCGTGTTAAACGTAAAACCAGTATCACCTTCGAGGTTGGTGGCGCTTGTCCAAATAGCTATCTGGTTGTCAACCGGAGTACCAGAGGAAGTAATACCTCCACCACCACCCGTGGCTGATAAGACGCCAGAACCGTTGAGGGATAAATTCGCCCCAAGTGTGATGACTTCGATCTGTCCAGTGCCAGGAGAGTCACGCCCAAGCAAACTATCAGTTGGGATAAGCCCAATATTTTGCTGCGCGTAGGCAGGAGCAATAAGAAGCGCAAGAGCAAGAGCTATGATTAACTTAATCTTGTTCATTAAACGTACCACCCTGCTCCGTCGGGCCTCGGGGATAAGGACACTGAGCCACCGTTGAACCGAATAACGTAGGTCGATAAGCCCATGATTGTCTCAGCACCGTTAGGTGTGATTGTTATATTGTTAGTCGCGGCATCAAGTTTGCCGTCCACGATCTTAATAGCTCCACTTCTTGTCGCGGCAGCAGGGAGATTAACCGTGGTTGCAGCACCCACGGTCTTGTTGATAAAGATGGTATCGTCAGAAACAGCATCTACCGTTACGGCACCTGCCGCAGTCACATTACGCTCGTTAGGTGGATACCTAACCCCTCCAACCTTTAGTGATTGGTGATCGAGTAGAGCTACCTCACCTGGGACCACAGTATTGGGCCAGCCACCTTTGAACGACCTGAGTGTAGCAAGAATGTCGCCGTCTGACCATCCTGCACTAGCGGGGATTAAGAACGCGCACGGGTTGAAATAGTTACTTGGATTAGCAAAGTCTCCTGCGGGTGAGATACGCCAAATTATGTTCAAGTCTCCAGTGCCAATAGCCGTGAGCTTGCGAGCTGCCCAAGTCCACTTCCAGCCACCATCGGTTATGCGGTCATGGCTGCCGTCCGTAACAGGAATGAACCCGGAGTTGAATGTTTCATCATCGATGGGAATACCGTTAATCTCTGCTCCAGCATCATCAATAGTCCAATCGCGCAAAGTTAAGATCGTGGGTGTTGGTGGGTCGTCAGTAGTCCCCTGCATCCAGATGCCGACAACAACCCAATCGCCTACATTGACAGTGTGTTCCTCGTTATACAAGTAAACATCGCCATCTATCCCGGTAACGGCCCCTGCCATCAGTGAACCATCGGGCGCTTGAACACCCCCGGTGACAACCGCATCCACATCGTCGTCCCAAAGAGTCGGGTCTTGTTCAATCGGCAGCGGTGTGAACGGGACCCATTGCGGCGCTCTAGGTGCAGAGATAAGTTGGGTGTCTAGAGCGTTAAAGAACTCTGTCTTGATCGCTGGTATGTAGCTCGGGACTGCGGGGGGGCGCCCAAACTCACCCCCAACAGAATTGTAGTGAACCGACAGACCGTTAATTCGGTCAGAAGTCTCATCCATAACATCGTGGTCCGCGGCTGTTTCCCTAACCGTTATGCCGCTTACACCAAGCCCAATGGCTTTAATGACCGGATCGCCACTGTCGAAAATCTGTGGCCTGATAATGTCAATGTTGCTGATGCCGTTACCTTCGGCGTCTCCAGCACTGGTATCGAAGTTGAACATCGCTCCACCAGTGAAGTTCTCCGACTGTGTGTCGTAGAACTGCATATTGTCACAGTCAGAATACTGCGACTTGATAAGAACCCCGTTGTTCTCAAGGTGCAAGTTGCGGCACTGGACAAGGCCCATCGTTTGGAAAACGTCTATGGTGGTCCTGAACTGAACAGGGTAGGTGGCGTTGGAGCCAAAGACACAATCGTCCATCCAGACCCAAAACACATTCTCGGCCACGAACGGTATGGAGGTTGGATCGCCAGTAGCGCCAAAACTACTACAATGCTTAATGTGGATAAGAGCAGTAGGAACAGTAGTGCCATCGAGATGAATCCCGATACAACCCACATCGGGCACTATCTTAAGGTTTTCTAGGACATTGGTGCCGTTGTTAAGCCTGATAACCGGGTTTGATGTGGCGGAACCAATAATTGCAGCATACGGAACTGGTCCTTGTGGTGATGTTCTATGCCAAGCTACCCCACGAATTGAGTTTCCATGATTCAGCTCTAAGCTAACACCATCATCGAGGAAGATGGCGAACCCACCCATTGCAATCAAAATGTCAATGTTTGCCTCTGGAAAAACAATGTTGCCCAAAGTATATGAACCATTTGCTCCATCGGTAGTCGGGAGAGTGTTTGGGATCAGGATAGACGGAGCGCCGCCATCGGTGATGCTCGCCACATAGTCAATAGCTGCCTGCAATGGTGCGGTAATGTCCCCATCTGGCTCTACATCACCAAAGCTACGAATGTCAATATAGCGTCCTTGTCCTGTCCCGGCACTAGCGGCGGCAGCAGCAGCAGACGCAGCAGCAGCAGCAGCACTATTGGCAGCTTCCTCGGCAGAGTCCGCTGCGTCTCCTACAAGTGTCGCAATGTCAGAAGACAGTTGCCAGTAAGTAGGATTTGCGGCTCTATCTGCCGCCATAATGCCAATAGCGGCACTTGTGTGACTGACGAGGCACTCCCAAATCGAGGAGTCCGTTGCATCAACAACGAAGTCTCCGACTATGTAACTGAGATTGTTGTCCCATACGCCAGAGATGTTCACCAACCCTGCGACCGCGGCGTCGAGGATCGTGAAGTTACCATTAACCTCGTCGTGCCAAGTGACGACATTGAAGTTAGGTCGGGCTAGACCGAGATTTGGTGTTGGATCAGGCATGATAGTGCGCTCCGCACGATTAAGTTAATCGAGCTTGCTCTTCCCTTTCTTCTTTTTCTTCTTGCTCATTCCTGCTTCTGACATAGCGATGGCAATAGCTTGATCTTGAGGACGACCACTATGCCTCAATTCTCTAATGTTATCACTAATCGTCTTCTTACTCTTACCCTTCTTTAGTGGCATAGGGAATTACCTTCCGTATTTGCCTTCTGCGAACAAGAAGATCGCAGAGACAACTCTAAGTGGCTTTTTAGTTGAGCCATAGAGCCTTGGCTTCATGATCCTAAACTTAACAGGATGGGACCATAAGCGTTCGTCAGAAGTACGTCTTCCTCCACCATAAGGTTGATCGCCACCACCGTAACCAAGACTCTCACCGCCTGTGAAGCCGAAGGTTAGAGCAGGATCGTAGTCTTGGAACTGATCGAGATAAATGTTATCTACAAACACGTCCACGTTAAACTGGCTTGTGCCCTGAGTGTCGAAACCGATATTAGCTAGACGCTTAAGTTTGGCTCTACTGTTAACATCTGTCCAAGGAAACTCCCAATCGAAGTTAATATCCTCGCCTTCGTACTCTTCCCAAAACGTCTCATTAGTTTCACGATCGTCTTCAAACGTACCTGCTAGGGCGCTAGTGTGAGCAATTAGGGCGATATATACCTGCGTACTTACTGTGTCTTTAATTCTATCGCCCACAGCATAAGCTGTATTGTTTGCCCAGCTTCCGTCAAACTCAGCAATAAAGTCAGCAGAGTAGGTTTCAGCAGAATAAGCCTCGTTTCCGTACTGATATAGGCGTGTGTCTCTAGCGAAGAACACGCGGCCTAGGGCAGTTGAAGTTGCCGCTATCCAATCCCAACCAACAAACTCACTCCATGCTTTGACTTTCATGCGCTCGTTAAAGGTAAAAACAAAGGCCCTCACACCATCTTCGGAAGGTATGAAGAGCATGTAGTGTCCATTTAGACGGTCATAGACAGCAAAGACACTTGTGAGCATATCGGCCTGAGTGACCGTGGCAATTTGTCTCTGATATTCTGGAGCAATTAGGGCACTAATTCTATCTGGATCGACGGCGCTAGAGATAATGTTTCTCTTAACCGTGTTCACGCCAGCGATATCGTTGAAGATTAGGTCGTTAATGACAGGAACGATAGCACGGTGGCCAACTGCTCCAAACTTGGCGAATGTATCGCCTACGCGCGGCACATGATCGGCGTCCGTGTTATACTCGCCAAGGATAACTTGGATAGTTGAAGAGAAGAAATGGACAAAGAGAAAGTTTCTGAAACTAGAGATACCACGGATAGTTTCGTTTTCTTCTGGTGCATAGGCACCTACGTCAAATGCTAGAGAGTCATTAGGTGCATCGTCACCTGGAAATACTCCGACTGTGCTACGAGCAGCAATATAGACCACATTAGGTTCGCTAGGTACGCCAGAAATAATTAAGTAGTCAGATATAGTCGTGCAGTATTTACCAATAGGCGTGTTGACGTTTGAGCCGGTAGCTAGGTCTTGGAGATAGCGAGGGACAAAGCTAGACTGAATCTCCAGAGGCTTATCTACACCGTTGCATAAGACTAAGCTACCTTTAATTTCAGTAAAGGTGACAATTTCTAAGTCCGTAGACCAACCAGACGGCGCACCGGGAAGCAATGCTGCAATCGCACTATCCCAAATGAGTGTCACGACACCATCAGAGTCTACAGCAGCAATCTTGCCATCTACAGTAACGACAATGATCTGACCGTTGAAATACTTGATATCTAATATATTGCCAGATACGATGGCAGAGACATTAGCGATATACTTGGTGCCATATCTGATAGCTTGACTTCCGTCTTGTTTACGGAACCAATTCTTGAGAACACTTGCGTATTTGGTGCTTAACGCTGCCGGAGCGTCGATCACGTTCCAGCCACCACCAAACTCACGAATAGTCGTAGAGCGTATCTTAGTGACGATACGTCCACGACGCGATCTTTGCTTATTACTGATGACGTTGAACGGGCTTAGCATGATTAAGTTAATCTCAGGTCAGGAACCATTCAGACATAAATCGTTCGTTTGTATTCACACCTGAGTTTTCTATTGGTTGTTCGCTATACTCCTTCATGATTGCGGCGAAGTTCTCTTCAAATAAATCCTTCCGAAGCTGGGCAGCATTAGGGTTAATGTCTTCGTCTTCCAAGATGATCCAGGCGGAGCCATTTATTAGCATCTTCTGGTCCAGATACAACTCGGTCGAGTTAATGATCGTAGGAAATAGGCGAGCGTGAATGAACACGTCGCCAGTGGCAGACTTAGGCCAAAACTGAAGCAATCTAGTGGCGAAGCTAGCGTGAGTGCTATCTAAACTTTCGTAATAGAGAGGCGTTGTACCTGTGAGATTGAACGGGTTTCTGCCAAATGGTAGCTGAGGTATGCCTTTTTCTCTACCGTCTGGAATGATAGTTCTTATGTCTCTAAGTTCTCTAATGTCTGAGATGTTTGCGGTTAGGATTCCTAGTGTTCCATCAAGCGTTCTCTGCGACCAAGTCATATACTGAGGCCACCAATATTTCCTAAAGCACATGCCAAATATCTGCGTAAGCGCAGCTTCAACACGGGGTTCGGAATACGTCTGCACAGACGTACCCTCTACCTCACCAATAGACTTAATAATCTCTTGGGTCGTTTCCGAGAACGTGGCCATAAATATACAGAGGAAGCAGGAGCATGATTAACTTAATCACACTCCTGCCTCTCCGTCCCCTTAAGCGACTACGTGTGCGATGCCTTGCAAACCACCGTGACCAGAAGAGTTGACAAAGTCGCTCACGCGAACGTCAATCTCGACCACAGCAGTATCGTCCAGCGTAACAGTAGGATCGTAGGTTCCCCTTGGATCGCCTGTGGTTAGCGTCTGTGGGTCCGTGAAGATCGGCGCCACAAACGTACCAGCAGATTGCAGCACGTTATCGGCAAACTCACGGATCACAGCAACCGACACATAAGGGAGTCCAAGTTTGTCTGCCCATCCAACGTTGATGGTCGTGCCGCCAGTAACACCAGCGGTGACGCGAGTGACGCGCTTAAAGGCTTTCTTACCCACGACAGGCGTGGTGCCGTTAAGCGTGTAAGACTCGCACATAGGCTGACCAAGATAGTCCTCGCCATAGACTTTGACGTTGGACGTAGCTGCACCCGAAGCAACAATGTTGATAGTGCGCCCGTAAGGGGCCATGTTTGTTTCGGTGTAGGTTGTTGCGAATGTAGACGTATCTACCGCTGTCGCGATTGACGTTGCGGATAAGATACCAGCAGCACTCGCAACTGGCGGTGAGCCGAAGTTGACCCTAACGAGTCCTTCGGTTACTGCCTCTTCTGAGTATTGCATGGCAGGAACATAGGTGTTAATGCCACGCGGGTAGTATTGTGGTGCGACGTTAGACATAACTTACCTCCTCACTACGAGTTGGTAGAGGAAGAGGCTTGTCATAGCCAGGAATCGACATTGGTCCCACGTTCTTGCGAACAAGGGCAGCAACATCAGCCTCCATATCTTCCCATGCTTTGATTCTCTCTCCTTCATCTTGTGCGGCCATGAGCTTGCCGACAGGACTATTAGGGTCAGTAAGACCCGTCATGGAGATGATTGACGGCTTATAGTTAAGCCGGTAACGAACAAGGTCTTCCTTGGTACGAATACGCAAGTAGTGTCCCCGAGGAAAGAACACTAGATAGCCAGCGTCTTCCTCAACTTCGTATGGCTCGATCTTGCCAATGCGGCGGTTGAACTTGAAGTTGGTGCGTGCCACCTTACCTTCGAGCTTTTTCACCACATAAGCAAGTCGAGCACCTTGGACTTGAGATTGCACTTGCTTTCTCCTTCCTTCGATTAAGTTAATCCTAGGTGTTCAGAATCTTGCCATGAGTGCGGTGCATCCGCCAGGCACAAAGCTGACCTTCCCACACAATTCTACGTCCGATGGCATCGACGTTCCAAGGAGCAGTGAGCTGCTTGACCTTCATATTGACTCCAGAGAGAATATGAAGGGAGAGATACTTCGAGTTGATGAAGTAAGCTGTATTTGGGTCCAGCTTTTCATCGAACAGAAGTGGTGTTCCTTGGTGAGTAGTACCGACGATACCAAGATTGACTAACGCCTTGCCGGTGCCAGATGAGTCTAAACTAATCTGCATCTTGTCTCTGGCAGCAGTTCTATGCAGACGGTAGATATTCCGTCCTGCAAAGATGACGTCAGGCTTCTCAGAGTTTCTAGTCAAGTCCATCAGCACATCGTCGAAAGCTTCTTCAATGTTGTTAGCATTGAGTGCGCCAGCGAAGTTGTAAACCGATGGTCTAAACTGTGGTTCTGTGGCTAAGTTAATCCCACCAACTGAGCCGGTGGTAGGATCGTCTGGAATAAGGTTCGGAAGACCGTTAGGATCGGTTCCCGCACCAGTTGACACAAGGTAGTCGGAGAACTTCTCCTTAATCGACTCATCGAGAGCGGTAATCTTGCCCTCTAGAATCTTGAAGATCACCGAATTGCCCTTATTCTCGTCCATTTCTTGGTCAGAAATAATGACAGTTCCGACAACGCGAGCCATCGTGTAACTCACCGTGTCAAACTCGTTGGTCTGAGCGACAGGCACGGTATCGTAATACGACATACTCGCGATATTCGGATTTCTGCCAGTAATCAGTGGGTTAGTGATACTTGGCCCACCGTCCTCCATGTGTACCCGCTTCTGTGCAAACAAATAGGCATAGACAGTGTTTGACAGAGCACTCGCAAGCATCAGTTTCTTGCGGCTACGGGTAAGCATGGCATGTACGATTGTCTCTACGGATGCCATTTGCTTTTACCTTAGCGTTAAGTCAAGTAGGATTAACTTAATCCTAACTGAAATCAAGACCGCCATGGTCCTTGACAACAGACTTGACAATGTCTCTATAGGAGGCGTCTACGGTCACAGGTGAGTCGTCAGGTTTGTTTGACGCTCTTGTTCCTGCGGTCGCTCTACCACCCGGCCTACTCGGAGAGGCATTTCCTCCCTCCGGTTCCTGTCGCTGCCTTAGCAGGTAGTTTTGGAGCATAAGCCAAGATTCGCTGAGACTCAAATGAGCTAGCTCTGGTCTTTGCGCCATTTTAACGAGAACTGGAGCAAATTGCCTAGCTTGTGGGTTCTGGTAGAAGAAGTTTTGAACCTCAGCGTCGGCTTTCTTCTGCTGCTCTTCCTGCTCGTTACTCGCCTTGAGGCGGTTAGTTATCGGAGCTATTTGGTCTTCGATCTTCTTGTAAATGTCTTGAGTAAGAACAGAGAGATCGAGTGGAGATTGCTGTAATCCTTCCATATTTATACCACGTTGTGCGGCCCGAGTCAAGATTAACTTAATCGCATCAACAGCAGTGCTTGGGTTCTTGAACTTCGCCATAAACTGAAGAGCTTCGGCGTGCTCGTCGGGCGATAAGCCTAATTGTTGTGGTAGATTATTCTGTCCTTCAAAAGCGTCAATTTTTGCCTTCATATCGGTCATAACTTGGGCAGCACGACCCATAAGTTGCCGATTTTCATTAAACTGACGATTAGTCTCGTTTAATTGCGCTCTAGTTCTGTGTAAATCTTCATAGAAACGTCTTGCTGGACCAGAAGGCGCAACAATTTTGCCAGTTTTAGGGTCAATCAGGTTGCCCTTCTTGTCTGGCCTAACTGCATCAGCACTTACGTCAACAGTATCTTCGTCGCTTTCTTCTTCTACATCGCCTTCGGCATCCTCAGTTTCTTCTTCTTCTTCTTCTTCTTCACCTTCCGTCTCTTCGATTTCTCCGTCTTCTTCCTCTTCTTCTCCAAACTGAGAAAGGATAGAATTCTCGAGATCAGTCGTTGTGTCATCTACTTCTTCAACTTGCTTCTTTCTTGGGGCTGGCATTTAATTTCTCCATCACTGGCTGTAGCGCCTGTTGAGGGGTTGCACCTTTATTCACTGCGTCCACGACCATAGCTTTCACGTTGTCAGGGACGTTCATTAAGCCATTAGGCTTGCCACCTTGCCCTTCCGAAGCACCTGGAGGTTGAGGCGCACCCTCAGCAGATGTGCCTCTTTGTAGTTGCATCATGGTTTCTTGCGTAATAGCTTCCCAATCTTCATCAGTAACGTCTAGCTCAGGGAACGCGCCCTTGAGTAACTTCAAGATAATCTTCAATGCAGCACCTGGAGCTGCCTTAGCGAACTGTCCGACTGCCTGAGCAATCTGAATAGCCTCTTTCTTCTTAAACGTGCTTGTAGGCTTCTCACTCGAACCTGCCGCAACCTTCACAGTCATGGAAGCGTTTAAGTCAGAAATCTCCATAGACTTCCAATCTGCGATTAACTTATCCCCAACAAGACCACGAATGACCTCTGTGGGAACCTTAGAAACAAGAATCTCTGCAATCGTCCAAGATAAGTCTTGTACGCAGTCTTCTACGGCGTCGGTCTTATTGCCCACACGAATACGTGCGGCAGAAGTATAAGCCTGCACTGCATCTTCTGTCGTATTTGTCTTGAACTGAGCGCCACGAATAGCGTCATTGACAGAGCTAATTCTATCAATCGCAGCATATAAGTTACCTTTGTCGAAGAGTTCTTTGTAGTTGATACTTGGAGGCGCCAGAGTTTCCATGCCATCTTTAATTGACATACCATCGGGTACGTCGATGCCTAGGACGTTATCGCCAGTACCGTCTTTGAGATAGTTTGCGAGCTTCTTAGCATCGTCAGGTTTGATCTTATTATTGTTGTAAACTAAGATATTAAACACGGCACGACGAATTCTAACTACCTCTCTGTTAATCTTATTAACTTCGTCCTGCTGATCGAGGTAATAGCTAACTTCTCCGGGACTGACTACACCACCAGTAGCAGGAGCAAATTGAACGAAAAAGTAAGGGTAAAACCGAGACGTTCTTAATTCGTCTTCCCATGCCCATATCGGCCAAGTCCAATCGTTGTCGGCAAAGAGATAGATTCTTCTCGTGGTCTTGTCCCAATAGTAGTAGCATTTGGTCATATTCTGGTAGATATAGCTCTGCTGTTGCTCGTCAATATTACTTGGTGCACTCTCTTTTCCACCTTCGATAGCTTCTAGGACCATACCGAGGGCGTCTTCTCTACTGCCTGGGCCTTCCAACTTGACCTTATGACTAGGCTTGTAGATGCTCTTAAACTCGTCCTTCTTCTTGGTAGTAAACTTAGCATTAAGGAAGTCAGTGGATAGGTAGATTTCTTCCAGCATCCAGTTAGCATCGCTGCCGTCTTCGTTCTCAGCGCAAGGGTCGATGATGAGATTTCTTGGGAACACGTTACTTAACTTGAATCCACTTGGCTCCATCCATTCCATCTGGCTCTCAAGAGCCTGCATCTTGCCCTCTAATTCCTTAACAATCTTCATATCCTTAGCTTTTTCAAGCTCGGTATATAAGTCTTGAATCTCAAACTCTGCGGCCTCGCGAGAATCTTCCTTCCTTATGTAGTCGAGCTTAACTATGCCTAAGTTAGTCAACTCAGCGTGTAGAGCTGCCTTCTTCATTCTCGGCTTGAGATTGATACCGGGAGAGGTTTTCTTGTTGAAGATAGCGTTTACTGCGCGAGCTAAGACTTTGGCGAAGGCTTTGTCTTCGTCTTGGTCAGTAGAGAAAGCAACGTCAGGGTTCTTGGCATAAATAGCCGGGATCATGGTCGAAGTGTTAGCGTAAACTAGGTTCTCGAAACCGTCACCAGAGCGAAAAGCTCGGTCAGCAGAAGAACGAAAAATGTCGTCCTTAACTTGATTGTGGTTATAGTATCTATATGCTTCGTCCCAAGCAGAGCGCACCTGTTCGTAAGCCACGATTGCAGCTTGTTTGCGGCGTTCTACGTTCTTGCCGAAGGCTTTGCTAACTACTACCTTTGGCCCAAGGACTTGATAGCCAGGGGAAGGTGTGACTTGCGCCACACCTTCTGGCATATCCTCGTCCATAGACTCTAGAATCTGTGCCTCTGGCGGTAGATTACTTGGAGGACGAATAGCCATTATTGTC